GTCAGGTACTTTAATTTCAAGAGCCTTTTCCGAAACAGTTATGAGTTTCTTGTTAATCAACCTCTCCTTGATTGTAGGAAAACAGTTGTGAAAAGCGGCAGTAATCTCATCCCAGACATATTCAGTGAGCGATTTAGAATGCACTTGAAATTTTTGAACCACGAGGTCATCTTTGAGCATGGCCAATTTGGTCTGCAAGAAAAAGGTCATTGACAGAGACTGCAACAAAGCCTTGTCCACATCCCACTCTGAGCGCGCAGTCACCCCATTAATTATCACTCTTGATCTTATCGACTCAACGAACGATAATACATTGGCGTAAGTAAGCGCTTTCGACTGGTATGTGCGAATATGATTAAGCACAGTATAAACGAAGTCCTTGCTGACCATAACCTCCTTTCTTGCTAACCTTTTCCCCTCGTTCTGTAAAGATACGTCGAACAAAGGTACTATCACCATATCTTTCATCTTTGGAAACCAATAATTAACAGACGATGAATCCTCTAAGAGGATTCTTTCGCTATTCATCATCGCCAAAGTCTTTTTGTAATGCCAAGCATCTTCCATTGCACTGTAAAATTGCTCCTTGTCTACACCTCTGTGGTATACACCTCTATATAGTACAAAGGTATCTAACCTTGAAAACTTACAAAACCAAGTATTTACCCTAGTTACCAAAAACTCCTTCATGTACACTTCTCTACTAGAAGCGGGGAAGTAAGTCTTACACACATACTTAAGCACATTACTATAGGAATGAGTATAATTTAAAGTACTCTCTGCTACAAAAGAAAAGTTCAACATATCGCCCTCTCTCGAGAAGAAAGCGCCTATGTCGTCAAGACTGACATACGAATCTTCTAAAAGAAGATTCTCAGAAAAGTGGAAGGCAGCATAGCAGACATGAACATTTCTCCTCAGAAGTGCTGCCCCAAATTCATCTGCTGGAATGTCGTATAAACTGTGCAAAGCGACAGCGTATACTTTATCCGTGCAGTGCGAAACGCCTTCGCAGTGCTGAAAAGGTTTCGAGCACACTACTGATTGCGGATCGTCCGTGTATTTATCAAAGCATGGCTTTTGATATGGCGGTATTACCTTTTTCTTTTGCGCAAGCTTTGAAAGGTACAGTTCAATGCTATCCTTTTGAGCATTGTGACGCATGACGTCACGTAAGTCCATGTTAGGCATGCAGCAATGAACGTAGTCACGACCTTTAAACATGTGAGCAGCAAAATTTCCCCCGATATCATATGTCGTTGAACCGTAGGGGATCTGCATCATCAAGTATTCTAGTTCCAAGGACCGAAGTCCACCTGCGAGACTGTGCACAGCGTTCTGCGTGTTGTAGAACGTGATTTGGAACTCAGGGTAGGCCTTAGTTGCGATAAGCGTCTGCTCTTCGCTTATCGACCTTAAAA